TTACGGGGTAATGCCAACCGCTGCCGCCACTTTGTCGCCACTTGGCAGCGTTGCCAGAGGATTGAAACGGAGCGCCGTTTCCAGATGATCCGGTGCCAGATGTGCGTAACGCATAGTCATTTTTATATCGTGGTGTCCGAGAATTTTTTGTAAGGCCAGAATGTTTCCACCCGACATCATGAAGTGCGCCGCAAACGTATGGCGCAGAACGTGTGTGAGTTGACCGCGAGGGAGTACGATAGACGTTTTTTCCATCACGGATAAAAATTGAAAATAGCAGTCTGTGAAGAAATTGAACCCATCAAGCGCCATGATCTCTTCGTAAAGCTCTTTACTGATAGGGATGCTTCTGTTTTTCTTCCCCTTCGTTCTGACAAAGGTAATTCGGTATTTGGTCACCTGTGAGCGGGTAAGATTTACGGCTTCACGCCAGCGTGCGCCTGTGCTTAAGCATATCTTAACTACCAGTGCCAGAATTGGGTCCTGACGTTTGCAATCAGCCAGCAATTCAACAATCTGCTCATGGGTAAGCCATGCCATCTCTTTTTCTGCGATGGTGAATTTTCGCATGTTCTCCAGTGGGTTCGGATACGACCATTCGCCCAGACGGGATAGTTCGCTAAAAACACTACTTAGATAGCTTTGCTCCAGGTTAATGGTGACCGGGCTTGCTCCTTTCTTCCATTTCTCGCTGAAGTAGATCTCGCCTGTCAGGCGTTTATCTCGATAGTGGGCAAACATTTTAGAGGTGAGATCGGTTGCAAGAGGATTGCCCAGAGCGTCAACCATCAACAGCAATTTGTCATAGACATGCTGCCCAGCTGTCAGAGATTTACCATGTAGTTTGAACCATAGCTCAACCACGTCTTTCAGTGTTCGACGATCCACTGATTCACCCAGCCAGGGCTTTGCTTCGGTTTCTTCCATCGTGTGGCGCTCAAAAGCCAGTGCTTCGCCTTTGGTGACGAATTGTTTACGCACACGACGCCCACTTCGTCCGGCGGGGTAACATTCGCAAAGCCATTTCCCAGTGGTGAGTTTTCGTACTGCCATAAAAAATGCCCTCCAGTAGAGAGCATTTTCACTGTATGTATAACCAGTGTCAATGTATGAAATCCTACGACCATACATCTCACTGAAGCCATAATTAAGTTGGCTATTCTTTTTGCTATGTGAGCATGTAACTTTTGCGGTTAACCTGCGGCTCATTTTTATTTTAGACGCAGATATAAAAGCAAAAGTTATCGTGAGTTTTTAGTACAGATTTTTTTGGATTTACTAATAGTTCCATCATTGCAAACGAATTTGCCATCTGAGGTACAGTGAGAAACACCTCCCTTTTTCCCTGAGCAGGGATAATTTCTAGCATAGGTAGTTAGTGGGTTTAATAACAAAGAACATGACAAAACCACAAAAAATACCTTACCAAGCATAGTTTCCTCCCGGTACTATTTAACATACTTGACTGTTAAACTTATAATTTTACCAATTATTTCAATGTCTTCTATCTTGCATTCGAAGGCTCTGTTTCCACCCTCGACGAAGATTCTTCCACCGGGTAAACGAGTAATGTCACGGATAGTTATTTCGCCATCAATACTTATTACCCATTTACCATCACGTATATCATCAAATTCTTTATCACAAATAAATTCAGAATTGTTATCTGTGATGACAAAAGGTTTTTTAAACGTAGAGGGTAGAAATCCCTTATCAAAAATATAAAAACCGTCTTTCTGCAATGCTCCATCAGACAATAAATATTTTTCTACTTCTATAGTATTTGTATTTGCTGATGCTTGCTTTGAACCATGCCCTGTTGTTAGCCAATTAAGCGAGGTGCCCGTTTCAAGGGCGCACTGGATTACCCAATCTGCTGGAAAAATATCACGCATATAGCGCGTTGCCATGGTGCTCTTAGAAACACCTAAATGATCACATAGAGCCTGACGGGTACCGAACCCATATGCTTCAACTAAACGTTCTATGGCTTTCTTACCGCCGCTATTGAAATCCACAAGTCCTCCAAAGAAATCCAAAATTCGTTGACAGATTCCAAAAGCGATCTTAAAGTTGAACCAGAAGTGTTCTTTTGGAGCCTTCACTACTAATCACGACAAACAACGGCTCGCCACAAGCCATATCTAGAAGGAATGTTGCCTTATGACACCTAACATTTCAATTACTCTGAATACACCACATGTCACAATCGAACGTTATAGCGAACTGACTGGCCTTTCTATTGATACGATTAACGACATGTTGGCTGATGGCCGACTACCTCGTCATCGTCTTCGTAAAGACAAAAAACGTGAAAAGGTAATGATTAACATGGCTGCTCTGACTGTTGATGCTTTGTCTGCTTAATAGACGTCTATTTTCGCAATAAGACGCTGAGTTCGATTTTGCGATAAGTTCGGAGTTGAAAACCATGTTTGATTACCAAGTTTCCAAACATCCACATTTTGATGAAGCCTGTCGTGCATTCACACTGCGCCACAATCTGGTGCAACTGGCAGAACGTGCGGGCATGAATGTGCAGATTCTGCGGAACAAGCTGAACCCAGCTCAACCTCATTTATTAACCGCACCAGAAATCTGGCTGCTTACCGATCTGACTGAAGATTCAACGTTGGTAGATGGTTTTCTGGCACAGATTCATTGTCTGCCATGTGTACCGATTAATGAGGTAGCAAAAGAGAAACTGCCGCATTACGTCATGAGCGCAACTGCAGAGATCGGGCGTGTTGCAGCAGGTGCGGTATCTGGTGATGTAAAAACTAGTGCCGGTCGTCGTGATGCTATCAGCAGCATTAACTCTGTAACACGACTGATGGCGCTGGCTGCTGTTTCATTGCAGGCCCGTTTACAGGCTAATCCTGCGATGGCGAGTGCAGTTGATACCGTGACTGGCCTCGGTGCTTCATTCGGTTTGCTGTGAGGTGCTTATGCTGACGAAAGAACCATCATTTGCATCGCTGCTGGTAAAACAAAGCCCGGCAATGCACTACGGTCACGGCTGGATCACGGGTGAGGATGGAAAACGCTGGCATCCATGTCATTCACAAGATGAATTGCTGTCTGAATTGACCACGAGGAAACGGAGAAAGTCCAAATGTATGCGGCAGAAAGTGAAGTGGTTTATCAGTTTCGTTACAGAGGGGAGAGTTATTCAGTACCTGAAGATGATTTGCTCTGTTGCTATCCGTCATTGTCGGGCGATGGCAGTTACTTTTTCACGTTAAAGGATGGGACGTTTTTACGGGGAGAGCAGGTTAAAGAGACGATACGAAAAAATGTATCTCCTCTTGAGCGTTACCGTAAGAACAAAGAACGATAGCTGCGTTTGGGGGATATGAAGTATGGCAATTAATGGCGCTGCAGCAACTGTTCCATTAAGCCCCGGTGAACGCCTGAATGGACTTAATCACATTGCAGAGTTAAGGGCGAAAGTTTTTGGCCTGAATATTGAGTCAGAGCTTGAGCGGTTTATTAAAGATATGCGTGATCCACGGGATAGCAATAATGAACAAAATAAACGGGCACTGGCTGCCATATTCTTTATGGCAAAAATTCCAGCTGAACGTCATAGCATCAGCATTAATGAGCTGACCACTGACGAAAAGCGGGAGCTGATTAAAGCAATGAATCATTTTCGTGCAGTGGTGAGCTTATTTCCCAGACGGCTAACCATGCCGAATTAACCAACTAATGAAATTAATGGCGTAAACCCGCCGGGCATCCCTTTATCTAAATTCAGGAGAATTGATTATGCGTAATATTGAAACCCTCACGACTAAAACCGGACCGGATGACGCAGGGCTTAATATTTTACTGACAGAGGCTCGTCTGGAAGAACGCCGGGCAAGGGCTGAAGCAATGGCTGCTCGCCTTGATAGCCTGGCGTGTCATATCACATCCCGCCAGCTAACCCACGTGGAAGCGGCAGAACTGCTGCGCGTGACTGCTGAAGCAATCCAGAACGAAGCGCAGGAGATCCACTAATGGCTGATGCAATGGATCTCGTACAGCAGCGCGTTGAAGAAGAACGCCAGCGCCATATCCGTGCAGCCCGTGCCAAATCACCGGGCGTGTCACGCGTACTTTGCATTGAATGTGAAGCGCCAATTCCGCCAGCACGACGCCGCGCCATTCCGGGAGTGCAGCTTTGCATTACCTGTCAGGAAATCGCAGAACTGAAAGGCAAACATTACAACGGAGGTGCTGTATGAGCACCATCCTGAAATGGGCGGGAAATAAAACCGCCATTATGCCAGAACTGAAAAAATACCTTCCTGCTGGCCCGCGACTGGTTGAACCTTTCGCGGGTTCCTGTGCTGTGATGATGGAAACGGATTATCCCAGCTATCTGGTTGCGGATATTAATCCTGATTTAATCAACCTCTATAAAAAGGTTTCCGCTGATTGTGAATCGTTTATATCTCGCGCCAGAGTTTTATTTGAGATCGCAAACAGGGAGGTGGCTTATTACAACATAAGGCAGGAGTTTAACTGCTCAACTGAAATTACTGATTTCATGAAAGCGGTATATTTCCTGTATCTTAATCGTCACGGTTACCGTGGTTTATGTCGCTATAACAAGAGCGGGCATTTCAACATCCCCTACGGTAATTATAAAAATCCGTATTTCCCTGAAAAAGAACTTCGCACATTTGCAGAAAAAGCCCAGCGAGCAACGTTTATCTGCGCCAGCTTTGATGAAACGCTGGCGATGTTGAAGGCGGGAGATGTGGTGTATTGCGATCCGCCGTATGACGGTACGTTTTCCGGCTATCACACTGATGGTTTCACTGAAGATGACCAGTATCACCTGGCATCCGTTCTTGAACATCGGTCATCAGAAGGACATCCAGTCATTGTTTCTAACAGTGACACATCCCTGATCCGTTCGCTGTATCGCAATTTTACTCACCACTATATCAAGGTAAAACGCAGCATCGGTGTGGCAGCTGGCGAGGGTAAATCAGCAACAGAAATCATTGCTGTTTCCGGGCCGCGCTGCTGGATGGGATTTGATTATTCGCGTGGCGTGGATAGTTCTGCCGTGTACGGAGTACGTGCATGAGTCATGCCGATATGAACAACTGCTGCGGCTTTAACGAGGCTGCTGCAGCATTCTCATGGAACAGCCCGAAAAAGGCCATTAACCCTTATCTGGACCCGGCGGAAGTTGCGCCGGTTTCTACGCTTTCAAACCTGATCACTCTGTACGCTGCCGATAACGAGCAGGAACAGTTGCGCCGCGAGGCACTGAGTGATCAGGTCTGGGAGCGTTATTTCTTTAATGAATCACGTGATCCTGTCCAGCGCGAAATGGAGCAGGATAAGCTCATTAGCCGGGCAAAGCTGGCGCATGAGCAGCAGCGTTTTAATTCAGACATGGTCATTCTGGCGGACGTCAACGCCCAGCCTTCCCATATCAGCAAGCCGCTGATGCAACGTATTGAATACTTCAGCAGCCTGGGCAAGCCAAAGGCTTATTCCCGCTATTTACGTGAGACGATTAAGCCATGTCTGGAACGACTGGAGCATGTACGCGACAGTCAGCTATCTGCATCTTTTCGCTTTATGGCAAGCCATGAAGGGCTGGACGGCCTGCTGATCCTGCCTGAAATGAGTCAGGATCAGGTGAAACGCCTGTCCACCCTGGTAGCTGCGCATATGAGTATGTGCCTTGATGCAGCTTGTGGTGATTTGTATGCCACCGATGACGTTAAGCCAGAAGAAATCCGCAAGACATGGGAAAAGGTGGCAGCGGAAACCCTGCGTCTGGATGTCATCCCACCTGCGTTTGAGCAACTCCGTCGGAAAAGAAACCGCCGTAAACCCGTGCCCTATGAACTCATTCCGGGTTCGTTGGCGCGTATGTTGTGTGCCGACTGGTGGTATCGGAAATTATGGAAGATGCGTTGTGAATGGCGGGAAGAGCAGTTGCGTGCTGTCTGCCTGGTCAGCAAAAAAGCATCCCCCTATGTCAGCTATGAAGCCGTGATGCATAAACGTGAGCAGCGCCGTAAGTCGCTGGAGTTTTTCCGTTCTCATGAACTGGTGAACGAAGACGGCGACACGCTGGATATGGAAGATGTGGTAAACGCCAGCAGCAGCAACCCGGCGCATCGCCGCAATGAGATGATGGCCTGTGTTAAAGGTCTGGAGCTTATCGCGGAAATGCGCAGTGACTGCGCCGTTTTCTACACTATCACCTGTCCGTCGCGTTTCCATTCCACGCTCAATAACGGCAGACCCAACCCGACCTGGACAAACTCGACGGTAAGACAAAGCAGCGACTATCTGGTCGGCATGTTTGCTGCATTTCGTAAGGCGATGCACAAAGCCGGATTGCGCTGGTATGGCGTGCGGGTGGCTGAGCCGCATCATGACGGTACAGTTCACTGGCACCTGTTGTGTTTTATGCGCAAAAAAGACCGCCGCGCCATCACTGCATTACTGCGTAAGTTTGCCATCCGTGAAGACCGCGAGGAGCTGGGCAATAACACTGGGCCGCGCTTTAAGTCTGAGTTGATTAACCCGCGCAAAGGAACGCCGACAAGCTACATCGCGAAATATATCAGTAAGAACATTGACGGGCGTGGTCTGGCTGGCGAGATCAGCAAGGAAACGGGTAAATCTCTGCGTGATAACGCTGAATACGTTAATGTCTGGGCGTCTCTGCATCGTGTTCAGCAATTCCGCTTCTTTGGCATTCCGGGGCGTCAGGCTTACCGTGAACTGCGATTGCTGGCTGGTCAGGCGGCAAGGCAACAGGGTGACAAAAAAGCAGGTGCTCCGGTACTGGATAACCCGCGCCTTGATGCCATTCTGGCTGCTGCTGATGCTGGCTGTTTTGCCACCTACATTATGAAGCAGGGCGGCGTGTTGGTTCCCCGCAAATATCACTTGATCAGAACCGCTTATGAAATCAACGAAGAGCCGACAGCCTATGGCGATCACGGCATTCGTATTTATGGCATCTGGTCACCCATTGCAGAGGGCAAGATCTGCACTCATGCAGTGAAGTGGAAAATGGTTCGTAAGGCCGTTGACGTTCAGGAGGCGGCAGCCGACCAGGGCGCTTGCGCCCCTTGGACTCGTGGCAATAACTGTCCCCTTGCTGAAAATTTGTACCAACAAGGGAAAGACAAATCAGCTGATGGAGATACCAGAACTGATATCACCCGTATGGATGACAAGGAGTTGCACGATTACCTGCACAGTATGAGCAAAAAAGAGCGCCGGGAACTGGCAGCAAGGTTACGCCTGGTGAAACCGAAACGGCGTAAAGACTACAAACAGCGAATTACAGATCATCAGCGACAGCAGCTCGTGTATGAACTGAAGTCCAGGGGATTTGATGGCAGCGAGAAAGAGGTCGATTTACTCCTTCGCGGCGGCAGTATTCCGTCAGGAGCAGGCCTGCGTATCTTCTATCGGAACCAGCGTTTGCAGGAAGATGATAAGTGGCGGAACCTGTATTAATTACGCGGGTTAACAATTCGTGCTCTTAATAATACCAGGCATTTCTGGCTGATGAACGTAAAAAAACGTTTTACATCAGTAAGATTATTATATACTGTAAATATAAACAGTGGTTATGTATACAGTATCGCTTTGGTGTCATAGGAGGAAAGATGCAGGACTATTTTTTGGAGTCTTTGAAGCTCCAGCGCATTGATTTTTTTCTTAAGCTTGTAGCGGCTAGTGAGTGTAGTGATGAAGAGAAGGGGCTGGCTCTGCAGTGGGTTTCTGAATTGACTGATGAACTCATGGCAAAAATCAGAACCCACGAATACAACCGCTCAATGGATGTCATCAGTTGAGGTGACTTTTATGCGCATTGAAATAATGATCGATAAAGAGCAGAAGATTAGCCAGTCTACCCTGGACGCCCTTGAATCCGAGCTTTACCGCAATCTGCGCCCCCTGTATCCCAAAACGGTAATTCGTATCCGCAAAGGTAGCTCTAACGGTGTGGAACTGACCGGACTGCAACTGGATGAAGAAAGAAAACAAGTGATGAAAATTATGCAGAAAGTGTGGGAAGACGACAGCTGGCTGCATTAAGAAACGTTGCCTCCAGGAGGATTCATTCTGATGGGGGCTAGTTTGGGCAACGAGTGAAACGAGGCGTAAGGTGGGCGGGCATTTTGATAAGTGATCGTCCGCTTTGTGCTAGAAGCGGTCGTTACCGCTTCAGCACTTTGTTAATTAGTGAGGGCTGGTTATTACGTAGTCGCTCTGGTCATCCTCTCCCAGCCTCTCAGGTATTAAATCGTTGAAGGAAATAGTATTACTCTTAGGTTTTTCTTCAATTGGAAGTTCAGCTACCCTTAATTTGAGCGGCATGGGGCAGACGATACCACTAAAAATACAGGTTCCTGTAGATAGCGTTGGAATCGACTCTTCAGTCAGTCGATCTATATATGATACTGATTTTTCAATTGCGTACAGATCATTCTGATTAATAAGGCGATGAATAAAATAATTGTGTGCTTGGGATATGATTGTCGACGATATATCATTAGGGCGTTGACTGGAAATTGTGATAAAAACTCCAAATTTTCTCCCCTCCTTTATGATTTCCTCAAAAGTTTCCAGACGATAATCTCTCCAACTTTCCGTTTCCCGAAAAGAAGTATTAGACAAAATATTGTGGGCTTCATCTATAATGATGTGCAGTGTAGATTTCTCTGTAGACATTTTCTTCATATTGTAAGCCCACTTGGCTATCAAAAGAGGAAGCGTTTTTTTCATGGTTATATTAACCATATTTAGATTCACAACCGTGAAATTATGTTCACCCCAAAAGTCAGACTGTCCGGAAGTATCAAATATTTTGGCTATATCTTTACGGTTAGCACTCATTCTATTTATAACTGGTGAAATATGTTCAGGGTTAGACTTGTTAGATAAATATTCCTGTATTAACTGTAAGTACATAAAGTCCAACAGTTCTTCAATCATATCAGTTTTAAATAAAAAATTGCTTGCAAGACTGAATAGATAGGAGCGCTCAGTATCAGCTTCTGTATTGAAAATACTACCACCCCTCAATTTCCATTTATATGCAGTTGAATGATACTCAAGATCAGATATAAGTTCTGGGTCATCTTTGAAAATTGGGCTAAGAAACTGATTTATAGTATCGCATTTGGGTTTGTCGCTACTAAAGAGATTTTGTCTGACTTTTTTCTTCAGGATATTGCGCATAAACTCAAGAGGATTATCAGCAGTCATCACTTTCTTGCGAAACTCAAGAACTCTCTTCAGGAAAGGTTTCTGTGTTTTGTCTGTTGCATCGGTTAGAACTGAGAGCATATCATGCTCAAGTAGAACCTCTCTGGGTAGAGGAAGTTTGTCACCATTTGCATGGTGCGTGTTGAGATTATAAACCGTCTTCTCGTCAGTAATACAGCGTGGGGCAGTATATTCTCCATTAAAGTCGAATAGAATAAATTTGCATCTTTCACTAAAGTGGTTGCCGAGAATATGTTTAACTTGGGCAATACCTGCTTTGTATAGCGCGGCTAGGGTATTTGACTTTCCGCTGCCTGTATTACCGAAAATGGCAATGTGGGAATTAATAAGACCATTGATTGGTAGTGCAATTTCAATATCTTCAAGATCTGTACGAGTAAACCTCATTACAGTTTCGTCTGCATTAGCTATCTGATGAACCGTTTGTATCATCTCTTCAGTTACCACGAAGACTTCATTGCCGATGAGAGGTAGTTCACGCGAACCACCAATGAAGCAACCAGTACGATCAATGTAACCCGTAAGAGTAGAGGTCAGGTATCGCCGATATCGCCAGGCATCACTGCCGCTCCCAGCGAGATGTTTTTCCTCAATGATTCGTTCCGCTTCAACCTTGCCGATCAGGCTCATGAAACCTTTTTTGATCTCAATGAAGCTACCCACTGATACATTTCTTAGAACTTTTCCCTGATAAAACAAGTCACTGAGATTTTTGTTTTTATCGACCAAAATTGTCACAGCGCGTCCAGAAACCTCACAGACTTCGCCTATACGGAGCACCGCTTCCTCTTCAGTAAAATGCCTGCTCATCTCGAGCCTCCCAGATAGCACGTGATAATGTTATTCATTACCGGAAAATCAACATTTCTTCCCGGCCGATAAATAATCTCTACGTTTGAGTAATCCCGAAATTTCTCCATAAAGCCGTTAACACTGGCCTCATCGAAAGCAAAGATCAGTAGCTTCAGGGTGGCGTTGCGCAGGGCTTTTTTAGTTATCGTTTCAATGTGCTCATCAGCAAACGAGAACCCAAAGACAATTAGTAAAGTTGCTTCTTTATCAAGCTCGTTGGAATAGGTTCTCAGTAAATCATAATAAACGTTCTGTAGTAGAGTCTCTTTAAACTTCTCCTTACGTGGAAGAATAAGTGCATGAGCAAGTACCCATCCTTTCATTTCGGCTAGGGTGGGAAAGTCAAGCGGCTTAATATCTGCAATACGATAAATGATTTTCCCTTTAGAATGCTGCCAAGAGAGCGAACCATGAAGTTTTATAAGGTTAACAGTAGGAAGCTCAACTTTATAATTATACAGATTTCCGGTTGCACTTACAGAATGATTAAAGCTACCCGCATCAAATTCCGCATCTCCCAAAATACTTGCTCTTCTATTGAATCCATCATTAAAAAGAATATTGTTATTACGTGTGGCAGCTTCTTCGATGAATAAATCATAATTAGTTGTAAAAACGTTAATACGCCTCGGAAGTAGGCCAGTTCGGCGGCGGGTCAGTATCTTTTCCAGTGAAGACATAAATGCATCATAATTTGCACGGGTACATTCCAAATCGGTGATCACCTGAGGTGCGAAGGGGGTGCCGTAGCCGCGCTTCAACATGCATTCATGAGGTAGCCAAACATCTGACAAAAAGTCAGCTGCCATCCTTAAGTATTCATCTTCCTGTTCATCATTAATAAGCTGCTGAAGATCCGTTTCGATTGTCCCCAGTACTTTAATCGCTGGGAGGGATGCACCTGATCCGATGAGAAAGTTAATGTTAGCTGACTGAAATATCCGCTCTAAGTAGTCTCGGTCACTATCGTTACCGTAGTATGCGCGCTTGACTGCCATCTTATCCTTCCACAAAACATTGGATTAGTCTGTAATTTATTTAATCTTAACGCCGAGCTCAATACTTTAACATCACTTCTTCTGGCGATTGCTATGAGCCCTTCTTGATAAAAAGTTCGATCGGGAAACTGATCCTTTATGCCACAAGTTTTCTAGCTATCCTCAAAAAATTGGTGTTAAAACTGTGCCAACAAAGTTGCAAGGTTCGCTTCTCGCTCACAGCGAACTTTCATCTTTGTAAACCCGTATGATTCGCTTTTCAGCAGTCATTCAGATACGGATTTACGCTTCCCTTGGCAGCGCATGACTATGACGCATGAGATCGCATGATCGTTTGAGGATCGTTTTTGCTGAAGTCAGCCAGAACTGGCGTGCTTTTGCTTATGTCATGCAGGTGCATGAAAACCACTACATAAAGCGGGCAGGCGTGGCGGGGATACGAGCGCGCGCTAAGTCATATAAGAGTTATATATTGATTTGATTGCTGGACATGCATACAGTATCGCTCTATCATCTAATAAATCTTAGAGTATTTGACAATGTTTGGATAAAATGGAACCTAACTTATTCATAATCCGCTAAACAGGGATGTCAGATGCCATACCAATTGGTAGAGCTTAGCCCCGTAGCTAACGATCTTGAACAGTTAGGAACCAAAGAGAAGTTTTGGTTCTATTTCTCCGATGACACTGTAAATTTGCAGTTGTTTAAGTACTCTAGGCCAGGTACTGGCGAGCATTGGTCTGAAAAGTGTGCTGCTGAGTTATGTCATTTGCTTAACATTCCACATGCTAGCTATGATTTGGCGCGATACAATGGTCGATTCGGTGTGGTGACTCAGAATATCATTCCATCTGGTTTCCGGATGGTAATGGGAAATGAAGTGCTTCACAGTTCGACATTCGATTATCCTGGGTCTTTACAAGCCGGGGAAAAGCCGGTAAGGGTCAGAGAACACACTGTCACAAGGGTATTGGGTTGTTTAGATAGGGAATCTATCAAGCCTCCTCCGAGTGTATATGATCTAACCGGGCTAAATGCAGCAGATGTATTTTGTGGATATTTGATGCTCGATGCACTTGTGAGTAATCAAGATCGCCATCATGAAAATTGGGCGATCATGCTTAACAATGAAACTGGTGAGCAGTTTTTGTGTCCAACATACGATCATGCCGCTAGTTTAGGAAGGGAGATGTTAGATGATGAGCGTAACGAACGGCTTAATACTAAAGATAAAAATCGACAAATCCCATGTTTTGTAAGAAAAGCTCGCTCTGAGCTATTCAAAGCAAAAACTGATAAAAAGCCCTTGCTGACCGTTGAAGCATTTCAACATGCAGTTGAAGGGAGAGTTGCCGCTCGCGACCATTGGTTAGGTAAGTTGAGCGTTTTAACAGAAGATTCCATTACAGATGTGTTTAACCAAGTGCCTTCATCGTGTATATCCGACAGTGCACGTAGATTTGCAACGTTAATGGTAATGGAAAATCGCAGAAGGTTACTAGAATGACTAATACAAACTCCGTTTACGTCGCATGGCAGGCACCAGATACCAGAGACTGGCATGTTGTTGGTAACTTGCAAGAGCGCAAATCGGGGTATGTTTTCAGGTATACCAAAGGTGCTCTCAAATCTACTAAATTTACAAAGTTTAGCGGCATGAGTGATGTTCGTGAAACTTATGTTTCGGAAGAATTGTTTCCTCTTTTTAAAAATCGCCTTTTATCACCGAGACGTCCAGAGTATCCGAGTTTCATTAAATGGCTTGGATTTGAAGAAGATAAGGTAAATCCTATCGATATTCTTGCTCGCTCGGGAGGCTTACGAAGCACTGATCAGCTGCAGATTTTCAAAAAAATTGATGTTGATTCTGATGGTAACTTTGAGCATTTTTTCTTCTTACATGGACTTGGTTACTTAAATAGCTTAGCTAATGCTCGTGTATCTGAATTGAAACCGGGGCAAATTTTGCGTCTTTGCTTGGATCTTCAAAATGAATACGATGGGGATGCTGTTGTCGTTCGTGCAGATAAACCAGCTGAAATCGTTGGTTACTGCCCTAGGTATTTAAGTAATGATATCAAGAAGATGTTATTGGATGATCCAAAATCAATCACTTTAACGGTCGAAAAGATTAGCGATGATGCTCCTCATAACTATCGGTTATTATGTAAATTATCAGGAGTACTAAGCCAAGCCTGTCAATCGACGCTGATTCCTCAGGATGAGTTTGAACCTATTGAGTAAATGAAGAAAAGCCACCAAACGGTGGCTTTTCTTATTATGGGACTATATCTAGCGAGTAGGTATTAAACTGTATCGCCTCCTTGCCAAGCCAATCATTCATCTCCTGTAATCGCTTTTGTAGTGGCATTAGCTCATTTCGGACGAATACACGGCTTGCCTTCTCCACATCCCCAAACCCCCCAACATTATTCGGCATAATCCCCATCATTTGCGGCGGTACACGATGCGCCGCCATCATGTCGTCCCGGCTTACGTTCTTGATGTTCAGAAACTCATCCTTTGCCGCCACTTCTGACAGCGGGATGATCTGAAGCCCGTCCTTTTTGCCGTTAGGCGAGTACATAAACAGGTTGCGGAAGTTGCCCGGACCTTTGGCGCTTTTCATCGCGTTGCGGAGGTTGTTCACATCCTCCTGGTTCTGAGCGGCATCGGTCATGTACATTATGAATCCTGCATGGCTGCCATTAATATAATATTTGCGTCGGAACAGCGTGGCGGACTCGTTGAGCAGGGCTGACGGAATGGCAGAAAGATAGCCGGGCAGGCCGTAGATCTCCTGGTTGATATCGGGTTCCATCAGATGAAAGATGCTGCCTTTCGTGAACTGATACGGCTGGGTTGTCATACCGTATTGCACAAACCAGTAGGTATCCAGGTCTAACCCGCGTCGGGTGTATTTTGCCAGCGCAGGCTCAAGGGCGATAATTTCACCGAACCGGTTCGTGCGTTTCTCCAGGTAGGCGTTACCAAATACCAGATAGTCCTGCACAAAACGTGAAAAAGCCTGCTGGCTGAGCAGCGGGTGAGGGATGTAGGTGCTGGTCAGAATGTTGCATTTCACCGCAATCGGTGAGCTATGATGCACGGCGGCGCGGAAGGTTCGCGCCAGTCCGTCGAAACTCACTGGTGGCTCATACCAGCGGTCCATCTGTACGCATTCCACATAGTCCAGTAATTCGCGGCGGTCCAGAACAGGAACGGGATCGCCGAAGCTGAATGCTTCGGCTGAAGTCTGGCTTTTATGCTGGATCTGATTCATCGCCGCTGCGCGGTTTTTCTTACGCTTTCCCATCAAAAAATCTCCACAATATTACTGGTATTGGCGGACTCGCCTTGCAGTGGTTCGTTAAACAGTGCGTGCATTGTTGCCCAGGCCAGATCGGCGTGGCTGGCTTCTTCGCTGCGGCTGGCTTCATAGGTCGGGCGGTTGCCACTGGCGGTGGTGGCGCGACGGATTGCCATAAATGACTGCGCTATGTCGGTGTGTCCGGCGTCAAACTCCAGACGGCGGTGGCTGATAATGTCGTAGGCCTTGAGTACCAGAGCGTTTTTAACGTTGGGGTTGTAGACAAACTCCCGGACGGCAGGAAAGAACGCTTTCACGTTCTCATAAACCCCGTGACCGACGCCTGTCGAGTCAATGCCGATATAGGTCACGTTGTACTGCTCGGTCAGTTTTTTGATGGCGTCAGCCTGGGCGCGGAAGTCCATTCCGCGCCACTGGTGACGCTCAAGAATGCGGAACTTACCGCCCGGCACGGCTGGCGGTGCCACCACCACGCACCCGGCGCTGTCGCCGTTTTGCGTACCTTTTGCCGGGTCATAACCGATCCACACTTCGCGCCAGCCAAACGGGCGCAGCGCCAGTGCATGAAAGTCGGTCCAGACTTCCCAGCTGTCCACCATGCACCCCTGCAGCTCGCTGAGCGGGAACACGGACGCGAGATCGTCCACGAACTCACACATCAGCAGGTTCTGGTATTCATCCGGGCTGTATTCCATGCGTAACTGGTCGAGGTCGAACAAGTTGCAGCCGCCGCGCACCGCATCTTCCACAGTGACTATCTGGCGGTACTGCCCGTCTGCGCACAGCAGGCCGGGGGCCAGATTGCTGTGGGACAGGTCGATGTCCACCTTGTCGGCTTTGTTGCGTCCACGGTTGAACAGCGCACCGGACCAGAACGGATAAGCACTGTGGGTCAGGCTGGATGGCGTGGAAAAATAGGTTTGTCGCCATTTTTTGTGAATAGCCATACCGGAAGCCACTTTGCGCAGCTCCTGGAATTTCGGTATCCAGAAATATTCATCCAGATACAGGTTACCGTGATAACTCTGGGCTGTGCGGGCATTGGTGCCGAGGAAGTAAAGCGTGGCCCCGTTAGGAAGCACCATCGGATCGCCTTTCAGCTCCACCTCCACTTCTTTGGCGAAGTCGATGATGTACTGCTTAAAGACGTGGGCCTGTGCCTTACTGGCGGAAAGGAAAATCTGGTTACGTCCGGTCAGCAGGGCGTCAATCAGGGCTTCACGGGCAAAGTAAAAGGTCGCGCCGATCTGGCGTGACTTCAGCAGGTTGCGGATGCGGTTGGTTTTTCCGGCTTCCCACCAGTGGCGCTGGTAGTTGAACATGGAGGAGTGGAAGATTTCTTCCAGCTTCTCAATTTGTTCATCGGTGAAAACGTTCTTTTCCGGCTGACGGCGCGGGCCTTTGTTGCGGTTGGCGACGTTAGGGTTTAAGTCGGCTTCGTTACCGCCATTGTTAAACTTGCCGATGCGCGCGTGGCGCTCCGACTGGCGCGCCAGCAGGTCAATTTCTTTGAAATCTTTCCCTTCTTTGTGCTCCTTCATAATGAGCTGGCAGTAGCGTGCGGCGGTGGTGAGCTGCATCTGATCCAGCGGCCCATAGTCACCCCACTTGTCGCGTTTTTTCCAGCTGTGAACGGTTGCAACTTTCTCGCCCAGCATTTCAGCAATGCGGGCTACGCGGTATCCCTGAAAGTACAGCAGCATGGCCTGCCGACGGGGATCGAGATCTGCGGGTGTCAGTGTGGTGTTCATGGCACAAACCTACAGCCTTGAATGACGGCTTTCCCCGCCTGCGGTTTGTGTGGTTGTCGGTACAAATACCGCGCATTGTTTCACTGCCCCCATCACCGCAACCATAAGGCTCCAGTAAGTTTTTTCTAACGGAGCACGGCTCATGACAGTGAAAACAAAACGTTTTCGCATCGGGGTGGAAGGTGCCACCACCGACGGACGCGAAATCCAGCGTGAATGGCTGGAACAGATGGCAGCCAGCTACAACCCGGCGGTGTATACCGCGCTGATTAACCTTGAGCACATCAAGTCTTATCTGCCGGACAGCACCTTTAACCGCTACGGCAAGGTGACGGCGCTGTTTGCTGAAGAAATCACGGAAGGTCCGCTGGCAGGCAAGATGGCGCTGTATGCCGACGTTGAGCCAACGGAGTCCCTGGTGGAACTGGTGAAAAAAGGCCAGAAATTATTCACCTCTATGGAAGTCAGCCCGAAGTTTGCTGATACGGGCAAAGCCTACCTGGTCGGCCTGGCTGCCACTGATGACCCTGCCAGTCTGGGTACGGAAATGCTGACATTCAGCGCCAGTGCAGCCCATAACCCGCTGGCAAACCGCAAGCAGAATCCCGCCAATCTTTTTACCGCTGCAGAGGAAACGGTGATCGAACTGGAAGAAATCCAGGAGGACAAACCGTCCCTGTTTGCCCGTGTCACGGCGCTGTTTACCAAAAAAGAGCAGTCCGATGACGCCCGGTTCTCTGATGTGCATAAGGCCGTGGAGCTGGTCGCCACTGAGCAGCAAAACCTGAGTGTGCGTACCGAAAAATCCCTGTCTGAGCTGGAGACTGCCCTGCAGGCACAGCAGACCGCCTTTAACGAACTGGTGAATAAGCTGAGTCATGAAGACAGCCGCCAGGACTACCGCCAACGTGCAACAGGCGGTAACGCCCCCGCTGACACTCTGACCAATTGCTGATGGAGCACAAAACCTGATGAAGAAGAATACCCGCTTTGCTTTTAACGCTTACCTGCAGCAGCTGGCGCGTCTGAACGGTGTGGCAGTTGAAGAACTGTCCAGCAAATTCACCGTAGAGCCGTCTGTACAGCAGACGCTGGAAGACCAGATCCAGCAGTCCGCCGCATTCCTGACGCTGATTAACGTTACGCCAGTGACTGAGCAGTCCGGTCAGCTGCTTGGATTGGGTGTTGGCAGCACCATTGCCGGAACCACTGATACCACCGCGAAAGAGCGTGAGCCTGTCGATCCGACGCTGATGGTCGATGTGGAATATAAATGCGAGCAGACTAACTTTGACACGGTGCTGACCTACGCGAAGCTGGACCTGTGGGCGAAGTTTCAGGATTTCCAGGTGCGTATCCGTAACGCCATCGTGAAACGTCAGGCACTGGACCGCATCATGATCGGCTTTAACGGCGTGAAGCGTGCGAAAACCTCCAACCGTAGCGAAAACCCGCTGCTGCAGGATGTGAATAAAGGCTGGCTGCAGAAAATCCGTGAGGATGCACCGGATCACGTCATGGGCAGCACCACCACGGGCGGTGAAACCACACCGGGCGCGGTGAAAGTCGGTAAAGGTGGCGAATATGCCAACCTGGACGCCGTGGTGATGGATGCCGTTAATGAGCTTATCGACGTGGTCTACCAGGACGATGACGATCTGGTGGTGATTTGCGGTCGTGAACTGCTGTCTGACAAGTATTTCCCGCTGGTCAACAAAGAGCAGGAAAACAGTGAAAAACTCGCTGCCGATATGATCATCAGTCAGAAACGCATGGGTGGCCTGCAGGCCGTGCGTGCGCCGTTCTTCCCGCCGAATGCGTTGCTAATCACCCGTCTGGATAACCTGTCCATCTACTGGCAGGAAGACACCCGCCGCCGTTCAGTTATCGACAACCCGAAACGTGACCGGATTGAAAATTTTGAATCCGTTAACGAAGCCTATGTGGTTGAGGACTACCGCTGCGCCGCACTGGTGGAAAACATCCAGATTGGCGACTTCAGCGCCGCCGCAGCAGAAACCGGAGCGTAATCCATGAGCCTGAGTCCCGCACGGCAGCATCGCCTGCGCGTTCAGGCTGAACAGGCCGCCCGTGAGGGCGGCAGTGTTCGCCACGCGTCGGGCTATGACCTGATGCTGCTGCAACTGGCGGAAGACCGCCGCCGTCTCAAGGGCGTTCAGTCCACGGTGAAAAAAGCGGAAATAAAGGTGGAGCTGCTGCCGAAATATGCCGCCTGGGCGGAGGGCGTTCTGGCTGCCGGAGGCGCTCAACAGGATGACGTGCTGATGTACGTGATGCTGTGGCGCATTGATGCCGGAGATTATGCCGGGGCGCTGGAGATCGGGCGTCATGCCCTGCGTCATGGCTGGGTGATGCCGCTGGGTAACCGCAACGTGCAGACCGTGCTGGCAGAGGAAATGGCAGACGCGGCGCAGAGCGCAATGCTTGCTGCCACCGGCTTTGATGCCGATCTGTTGCTGCAGACGCTGGAGCTGACAGACGGTCTGGATATGCCGGATCAGTCACGGGCGCGTCTGCATAAAGCGATTGGCGCGGTCCTGAGTGAAGGCAATCCGGCGTCTGCCCTTAATCATCTCAACCATGCGTTACAGCTCGATCCCCGCTGTGGCGTGAAAAAAGACAAACAGCAGCTGGAGCGCAGACTGCGCAATGACAGCCGCTGACAGAACGTGCCCCCGCGCACGGGCGGCACGGGGTGGCGAAAGGCACTGCCACATCAAAACCCCGTCCACCGCCCTCTATTTCAGGAGAAAGCAGCATGAAGTTTGTTGCGCCAGAACAGGCACCGGAACAGGCGGAAATCATCAGAAATACGCCGTTCTGGCCTGATGTGGACCTGTCGGAGTTTCGCAGTGTCATGCGCACTGACGGCACGGTGACGCAGCCGCGTTTAAAGCAGGTTGCGCTGTCGGCAATTTCGGAGGTCAACGCAGAGCTGTATGAGTTTCGCAGACGCCAGCAGATGCTGGGGTATGCCTCGCTGGCAGAAGTCCCGGCGGAACAACTGGACGGCAAAAGCGAGCGCATTCAGCACTATTTCAACGCGGTTTACTGCTGGGCACGCGCCATGCTCAACGAACGTTACCAGGACTATGACGCCACGGCATCCGGTGCGAAGCGAGGCGAGGAACTGGCGGAAGCAAGCGGTGATTTATGGCGTGACGCCCGCTGGGCCATCAGCCGGGTGCAGGATGCGCCGCACTGCACAGTGGAGCTTATCTGATGAAAGTGCGTGCGCATCAGTATGACACGGTGGACGCACTTTGCTGGCGTCATTACGGGCGCACGCAGGGTGTCACGGAGCAGGTACTGAAGGCAAATCCGGGGCTTGCCGAATACGGCCCCTTTTTACCTCACGGGCTGCAGGTGGAGCTGCCGGACATTCCGACCACCACCACCGTGCAGACCGTCCAGCTATGGGACTGAATTATGACGCTTGAGCGAATCAGCGCCTTTATCACGTATTGCATCGCCGTCGTGCTGGCCTGGCTGGGCGATTTGTCCATCAAGGATGCCTCAACGCTGGGCGGCCTGATGATTGGTGTGCTGATGCTGGCTATCAACTGGTACTACAAACATAAAGCCTACCAGCTTCTGCGCGACGGGCAGATCTCGCGGGAGGACTATGAATCCATCAATCGTTAAACGCTGCCTTGTCGGGGCCGTGCTGGCTATTGCAGCTACGTTGCCGGGTTTTCAGCAGCTTCACACCTCCGTGGAGGGGCTGAAACTAATTGCCGATTACGAAGGCTGCCGTCTGCAGCCGTATCAGTGCAGTGCAGGTGTCTGGACCGACGGCATTGGTAATACATCGGGCGTCATTCCCGGCAAAACAATCACGGAACGACAGGCAGCAGAAGGGCTGATTTCCAACGTGCTGCGTGTGGAGCGGGCACTGGAAAGGTGTGTGAAGCAACAGCCGCCGCAAAAGGTGTATGACGCGGTGGTGTCGTTTGCCTTCAACGTGGGAACGGGCAATGCCTGCAGTTCCACACTGGTGAAATTACTCAATCAGCGGCTCTGGGCGGATGCGTGCCGACAGTTGCCGCGCTGGGTTTATGTAAAAGGTGTGTTTAATCAGGGGCTGGATAACCGCCGTGCGCGGGAGATGGCCTGGTGTTTACAGGGAGCAAACTGAAATGAAAAAGAAATTAATCAGCGGACTGTTTCTGATGTTATGGATGGCGCTGTTAATCGCAGCAATGGTGTATCCGCAGGGGATTTTTCCGGTACTGGCAGCGTCCGGCGTTTGGGTAGCCTGTTTGCTGACATGGGCGGTAATTCCGGTAGCACTGGCTGCGTTAATTAAGAATGGCCCGCTCTGGCAGGAGTTAAGGGCATCTTTACTGAAGACAATTACCCGAAAAGAAAACGTATTTATCAGTTGGGTGATGCGATTGCTGATTGTTGTAAGTCTCGCCTGGACGGGGTGGGCTATTACCCTGGTCTTTTATCTACTGACCGTTATTGCCTTCTGGATCACCCGTAATCAGATGGCGAAACAGGTAGCAGCATGAACCGGTTGCTGCTGGTTGTGCTGGCGTTATTACTGGCGGCGCTGGGCTGGCAGACGTGGCGGCTGGCTGATGCCAGCCAGACCATCAGCACGCAGGCAGACGAGCTGCAGAGCAAAAGCCAGGCACTGGCAAAGAGCAACAGCCAGCTTATCAGCCTGTCCATTCTGACTGAAACCAATAACCGGGAGCAGGCGCGGCTCTATGCCGAAGCAGAACAGACCAGCACGCTGCTGAGACAACGACAACACCGGATCGAGGAACTGAAACGTGAGAACGAGGATTTACGCCGCTGGGCTGATACTCCTTTGCCTGCTGACATTATCCGGCTGCGGAAACGTCCGGCACTCACCGGAGGTATGGCTTACCGTCAGTGGTTGTCCGCGAGTGACGCCGTGTCGGCTGGATCAGGCAACGCCGCGCACTAACGGTGATCTGAACGCGTTGCTGGATGAAACGGAGGCCGCCTGGGCGGTCTGTGCAGACAAAGTGGACATGATTATTGCGTGTCAGGAGCGAAACAGTGAACAAACCACAATCCCTGCGCCACGCCCTCAATAAAGCGGTGCCTTATGTCCGCAATAACCCGGACAAACTGCATCTGTTTGTGGATAACGGTTCGCTGGTTGCCACGGGGGCCAGCTCCATGTCGTGGGAGTACCGTTACACACTGAACGCGGTGATTGAGGATTTCAGCGGCGACCAGAATCTGCTGATGGCCCCGGTTTTGCTGTGGCTGAGGGATAACCAGCCCGATGCCATCAATAACCCGGCGTTACGGGAAAAGCTATTCACCTTTGAGGTGGATATTCTGCGCAACGATGTCTGTGATATCAGCCTGAACCTGCAACTGACGGAACGTGTGCTGGTCAGCACTGACGGCAGTGTGTCGAGCGTTGAAGCTATAGCGGAACCTGATGCACCTGAAGAAATGTGGACGGTGAAACGTGGCTGAACTGCAGAAGGTGGACGACTGGCTGAGTGCCTTGCTGGCGAATCTGGAACCAGCCTCGAGAAGCCGCATGATGCGCCAGCTGGCGCAGGAACTTCGCCGGACACAGCAGCAGAATATCAGGATGCAGCGCAACCCTGACGGCAGCAGCTATGAACCGCGACGGGTAACAGCACGCAGTAAAAAAGGCCGTATCAAACGTCAGATGTTTGCAAAGCTGCGCACCACAAAATACCTGAAAACTGCCGCCAGCACCGACTCTGCCAGCGTGCAGTTTGAAGGCAAGGTGCAGCGCATTGCCCGCGTTCACCATTACGGCCTGCGAGATCGCGTCAGTCGTAAGGGACCGGAGGTGCGTTACGCAGAGCGTCGCCTTCTGGGTGTAAATGATGATGTTGAGGCAATGACCCGCGACATGATTCTGCAATGGCTGGCGGGGTGATCTTTGTATCAGCACTGATACAAGTTGCAGCACTGCCGCCTTTCTTCCCCTGATGGCAACCTTTCCCTATGAACGCACAATTAACCGAAATCATGCGCCTTATCACCAACCTGATCCGCACAGGGGTAGTCACCGAAGTGGACAGGGAAAACTGGCTTTGCCGGGTGAAAACGGGCGAGCTTGAAACCAACTGGATCAGCTGGCTGACGCTGCGTGCCGGGAATGCCCGTACATGGTGGCGACCATCGGAAGGTGAGCAGGTGGTGCTGCTGAGTCTGGGCGGCAATCTGGAAACCGCCTTTGCGCTGCCCGCTGTCTATTCGAATCAGTTCGCACCACCGTCGACGTCGGCGGACGCCTGCGTGACAGAACATCCTGACGGTGGCTGGTTTGAATACGAACCCGCCACCGGGCGCTGGTATGTCAGGGGCATCAAATCAATGGTCATTGAGGCTGCTGACAACATCACCATGAAAACCAGTGAGTTTGTACTGGAGGCTGACCGCACGCGCATTAACAGCGAAGTGGTGATCAATGGTGGCGTTACCCAGGGCGGCGGAGCGATGAGTTCTAACGGGATCGTGGTTGATGCGCATCAGCATACTGGCGTCCTGAAAGGCGGCGATACAACCGGAGGCCCGGTATGACGCTTTATAGCGGGATGAACAATACCAGCGGCAAAGTCATTACTGATATTGATCATCTGCGCCAGTCGGTGCGGGACATTCTGCTGACACCGCAGGGTAGCCGTATTGCCCGCCGGGAATATGGTTCCCTGCTGTCGGCACTGATAGATCAGCCACAAAATCCGGCATTACGCCTGCAGGTCATGTCGGCAGTGTATGTGGCGCTGAGTCGCTGGGAGCCACGGTTGACGCTGGATTCCATCACCATCAACAGCAATTTTGACGGTTCAATGGTGGTGGAGCTGACCGGGCGGCGGAATAACGGTGTGCCTGTGTCCCTTTCCGTATCAACAGGAGCAGAGAATGGCAGTGATTGACCTTTCGCAGTTGCCTGCACCGCAGATTGTGGATGTGCCGGACTTTGAGACGCTGCTTGCCGAACGCAAGGCAGAATTTGTGGCGCTTCATCCGAAAGATGAGCAGGAAGCAGTGATCCGCACGCTGGAACTGGAATCTGAACCCGCCACTAAATTGTTGCAGGAGAATGCTTACCGTGAGTTGCTTCTGCGCCAGCGCATTAACGAAGCCGCGCAGGCGGTGATGGTGGCTTACGCGATGGGCGGCGATCTTGACCAGCTCGCTGCCAACTACAACGTGACACGCCTGACGGTGACGCCTGCTGATAATGATGCTGTGCCGCCCGTTGCAGCTGTGATGGAAAGCGATGAAGCGTTACGCCTGCGTGTGCCTGCAGCCTTTGAAGGGCTTTCTGTTGCGGGGCCAACTGCAGCTTATGAATTTCATGCCCGAAGCGCCGACGGTCGGGTGGCGGATGCCAGTGCAACCAGCCCGGCACCTGCAGAGGTGGTGCTGACTGTCCTTAGCCGCGAAGGCGATGGAACTGCAGAAAAAGACCTGCTGGACGTGGTGGAAAAAGCTCTGAACAGTGAGAACGTCCGCCCGGTGGCTGACCGTCTTACGGTTTGCAGCGCAGAAATCATCCCGTATCGCGTGGAAGCCACCATTTTTCTCTATCCTGGACCGGAAGCAGAGCCGGTAATGGCAGCGGCAAAAGCCAGCCTGCAGAAGTACATCGCCAGTCAGACGCGTCTTGGTCGGGATATTCGCCGTAGCGCCATCTTTGCCGCCCTGCATGTTGAGGGGGTGCAGCGTGTGGAGCTGGCTTCTCCTCTGGCGGATGTGGTCCTGAACAAAACACAGGCGGCATCATGTACGCAGTGGAGCGTAACCAACGGAGGAACGGATGAATAGTTTGCTGCCACCGGGTTCAACACCACTGGAGCGCCGACTGGCGCAAACCTGCAGCGGGATTTCTGATCTGCAGGTGCCGCTTCGTGACTTGTGGAATCCGGCAACCTGTCCGGTCAGTTTCCTGCCTTATCTCGCCTGGGCGTTCTCTGTGGATCGCTGGGACGAGGGCTGGACAGAAAGCGTCAAGCGCCAGGTGGTGAAGGATGCTTTTTATATTCATCAGCATAAAGGGACCACCAGTGCCGTGCGGCGGGTGGTGGAGCCGTTCGGATTCCTGATCCGCATTATTGAGTGGTGGCAGACCGGAGAAACACCGGGCACGTTTCGCCTGGATATCGGCGTGCAGGACCAGGGCATCACTGAAGATACCTATCTGGAACTTGAGCGACTGATAAGCGATGCCAAACCATGTAGCCGCCACATGATCGGCATGTCCATCAATCTGCAGACCAGCGGCCCGCATTGGGTGGGAGCCGCCAGCTATCTTGGCGAAGAAATCACGATCTATCCGTATATCAACGAAACGATTATTTCCGGTGGCACCGCGCATGAAGGCGGGGCGGTCCATGTTATTGACACAATGAGAGTGAATCCATGAGCACAAAATTTTATACCCTGCTGACGGATATTGGCGCGGCGAAACTTGCCAGCGCCGCCGCGCTCGGTGTGCCGCTAAAAATTACCCATATGGCGGTGGGCGATGGCGGTGGAGTATTGCCAACGCCGGACGCAAAGCAGACGGCACTGGTAAATGAGAAACGCCGGGCTGCGCTGAATATGCTTTATATCGACCCGCAGAACAGCAGCCAGATTATTGCCGAACAGGTGATCCCTGAAAACGAGGGCGGTTGGTGGATACGTGAAGTGGGCTTGTTTGATGAGTCCGGGGCATTGATTGCCGTGGGCAACTGCCCGGAAAGCTATAAGCCGCAACTGGCTGAAGGTAGCGGGCGCACTCAGACCGTGCGCATGGTGCTGATTACCAGCAGCACGGACAATATCACCCTGAAAATCGACCCTGCTGTAGTGCTGGCAACCCGCAAGTATGTGGATGACAAGGCACTGGAGCTGAAGGTGTACGCGGATGATCAGATGGCAAAACATCTTGCCGCACCGGACCCGCATTCACAGTACGCGCCAAAAGCCAGCCCGACATTTACCGGAACCCCCAAAGCGCCAACGCCAGCGGCGGGGAATAATACCACGCAGGTTGCGACCACTGCGTTTGTACAGGCGGCACTGACGGCCCTTATTAATGGTGCGCCAGCCACGCTGGACACGCTGAAAGAAATAGCCGCAGCCATTAACAATGATCCGAATTTCAGTACCACCATTAACAATGCGCTGGCACTAAAAGCACCGTTGTCGAGTCCGGCACTCACCGGAACGCCAACAGCCCCCACGGCGGCGCAGTCGGTCAACAATACACAGATTGCCACTACGGCTTTTGTGAAATCGGCGATTGCAGGAATGGTGGGTTCTGCACCTGCTGCACTGGATACACTGAACGAACTGGCGGCGGCACTGGGGAATGATCCGAACTTTGCCACGACAATGCTTAATGCGCTGGCAGGTAAACAACCGCTGGACAATACGCTTACCAATTTGAGTGGAAAGGATGTAGCTGGTCTTCTCACATACCTTGGTTTGGGAGAAGGTGCTCCAGCTATTGGCGTTCCGTTCTTCTGGCCGTCCGCTGCAATGCCAAATACTGTAATCGACAGCTGGTCCAGTATGGTGTTTTTGAAGTTCAACGGCGCGAAATTCTCTGCCACTGATTATCCTGTGCTGGCGAAAGTATTTCCTTCGCTGGTATTACCTGAAGCCCGCGGTGATTTCATTCGTATCTGGGATGACGGGCGAGGTGCAGACGGTGGTCGCGAATTATTAAGCTGGCAGGAAGCTACAAACTTTTCTCAGTTTGCCGGGAATATAGGCGGAGGTGCGGGACACGCAATTAACTTTCATGATGGCATCGCCGGAAATCAGCCAGGATTTTCACGATTTAATTTCACCAGTAACTCTGTGGGTGATGGTGTGAATTTTGTTGCTGTCAGACCGCGAAATATTGCATTTAACTTTCTGGTGAGGGCTAAATAATGAAACCTGTTTTTGATGAAAATGGGCTGGCNTGATGCTGAATGCCGGAGTTTTGTTGCTTTTGTTAAGCAGTTCAGAGCTGAAATTCACGACAGCAGCCCTCCCACCGTTTTACTGATATCGCTTAAGGCAGACGTTGCCGTTTCCTGCAGATTATTCAGTTGCGCACTGAGATCACCGAACATATCGGACAGGGATTCATCCACCCGTTTGAGCGACAGGGTGAACTCAATCCGGCGCGGCATACCGTCGCGGAAAAACTCCGTTTTAGTCTGATTCAGTCCCTCAATCACATACATGCCATAAATCGTGCCGCTGCCTTCAATCAGGGGCCATGCTTTCCCCTGTTCTGCCATCTGCTCCAGTGCCAGCAACGACAGCCTGCCACCTGTTATCTCCGGCATAAGAACACCGGAAAGCGTCAGCATGTCGTTGTCCGGTCCCAGAAACTGCGTGGACGGACGTCGGTTTACCCGGCTGTTTGCCGCATGTCGCCAGCTGCGTTGATACTGCAGCTCCTGATACGGCACGGTGCGCAGCATAAACACGTACAATCCCAGCACCATCATCATGCGTCGTATCCCCCCTGATCGCTGTAGTTACTCCTGGCTTTTGCCTTCAGCCTACGTTCACGTTCATCAAGCTGGCGGGCCACCTCCCGCGCAATATCCTGCGCACTTTGTCCTGGCTGCGTCTGAATGATGATCTGCATCGGTGCCTCAATCCGTTGAACGGGCGGCACAGTGGCTGCACGACTCACCATCGCTTCGCCGCCTTTCGCGGGAAGTGCCAAAGGGTGCAACGGTGGAAGCTCTGCAGGCGCGGCAGCAACGCCCATCATTCCGGCAACAACGGCAGCCAGTGCAGCTGTATTTCTCCGGCTGGTCACATTTGCCGGGCCGTTAACAATTTCCGGCCCGTTTTCACCGACGATGCCAAACTGCCCGCGCGGGATATAGCCGCCGCTGTCATACATCCCCGCAAAGCCATATCCCCATGACGGAAAACCACCCGATGGCATCATCACTTTACCGTCTGCATTCACCGTCGCAGGTTGCTGACGCGTCACGCTTTCCGGCAGTTTCGCCTTTGCAGCCTCTTTACTGACAATGCCGAGTTTATCCAGCAACCAGGAAACGCCAGATTTCAGGGAGTCCAGCGGATGCATAACCATATTCAGCCCTTCCGCCAGTGCCTCCCCGAATCGTCGCCCCATTGCCGCTGCGCTCTGCAGTTCGGCAGAAGTCGACTTAACGGGCGTCAGCAGATCAGTAAACCAGCCCCACAGCGCCTGCACTTTGTCACCAATCCACTGGAACACAGGCTTAAGCGGTTCGAACGCTGCACTGATGGGACCTGCCGCCGCTTTGAATCCTTCCACCACGCCACCGAGAAATGCGGTGATGGGTTGCCAGTATTTCCAGACAACCAGTGCCACACCCGCCAGTGCAGTAACCACAAGACCTATCGGACTGAGCAGAGCACCTAACAGACCAGATACGGCATACAGGGCAACGCGCAACATCGCCAGTGGACCAGATGCCAGTACTCGCAGCACCGTGCCTGCGGCAGCCAGCCCGCCGCGTAGTGCTGCCAGTGGATTCATAAACATCACAGCAACCGCACGTAAACCGGATAATCCAGACCGCAAAAGTGCAACCGGCGCACCTGCTACAGTTTTCAGGACATTTCCCGTCAGTGATGCCGTGCGGCGCAAAGACGACAACGGCGCAGTAAGTAAACCTGCGGCGTTGCCCGATGAAGCAAGCCCGCGTCGCAGCAGTGCCAGTGGTGCGCCAGCCAGCCAGGACAACGCGCTGCTGGTTCGAGTTACTGCTGCCGTAACGGAAGATAACGTTTTGATACCCAACACAGAGAATCCCAGACGGATCACTGCCAGCGGCCCCAGCACTGCAGCCAGCGCCACCGCTAAGGTGCCGAGGCCGACGGTAACCGCAGCCACAACAGCCGATGCTTTCATCAGTGTGCCTGTCAGTTCCGGGTTAGCTTCCACCCAGCGACGCAACGCCCCCGTGACGCTTTTCACCGTGTACAGAATATCCATCAGCGGCTGGCGCAGCGTTTCGCCCAGGCTGCTGAAGGTGTTCTGCGCTCCGGTTTTGACCAGCAACCACTGCGCAGAAAGTGAATCCTTGTTAATGTCGGATTCTTTCTGCATGGAGCCGAGCGCATCATTGCCCGCTGTCAGTTTTAACTGACGCTGCAGTTCCGGCAGGTTGTTTGCCAGTTTCGCCGCGTCATCGCCAAACTCTTTACCAAACAACATAGTCATGGCAGACAGGCGCTTGTCCTGCGGCAGCGCGTTTACCTTCTCCAGCACGCGCTGGATGGTTCCCATCGCATCCTTCGTCATCTGCTTTTCAATCACTTCAGGATTGAGTTTCAGCAGATTCATCCCTTCAAAGAAACTCTTGCTTTGCATGGTGGCAATGGACAATTCACGCACCATCGCGTTTGCTGCACTGGCTGCAACCTCTGGCGCAGCGCCCAGTGTCAGGAAGGTGGAACCCAGCGCCGCCGCTTTACGATAATCCAGACGGTCAGCCACACCGCCCAGACGTTGCATCACATCAATGATGTCTGCCCCTTTCGACATGGCGTTATCATCCAGATAGTTCAGCGCATCACCGAGCTGTTCAATATTGCGGGTGGGGATTTTGTAGAGCTGGGCGATTTTCCCCAGACTTTCTGACAGTTCATCCGCTGGCAGCTCAAAGGCTGTTGCCGCCTTTGCTGCCGTACTGGCGAAGGCCAGCAGGTCACGTTTCTGATCTTCCCAGCTGTCGTCAGGGTTTGCGACGTTCATGCGCGCACCACCTTCAACCAGTGCAGCGAAGTCCACCGCACCGTTTTCCATCGGCAACTGTTCGCTGGCAGCCTTGATGGCATCCTGCATTTCATAAAAACGTGCAGTGCGGTTGCCATTATCGTCACGCAGACCATTGACCTGCTTTGCCACACCTTTCATGGCATCTTCCATGCTGGTATAGCTTTTTACTGCCGCCATCACTGGCGCACCCATTGCCAGCCCTGCAGCCGTGGTGGTGGCTCCGGCACCTGCAATACGATCACGCACCTCCAGCGAACGGGCATAACTGGCACGCGCTGCATTCATCCTGCGCTGAGCTTCCCCCAGTCGCTTCAGCCGCGCCTCCTGTTTCGAAAGTTCCTGGTTATAACGTGATGTTTCACGGGCTAAACGGGCAGTTGCTCCCGCATCGTCTTTCGCAGAAATTCCCGCCCGGTACAGTTCAGCACGCACAAGCGCCGTCTGCTGCTGCAGCTTTTTCTGGCGTTCTTCCAGGCGCTGAACAGCCAGCCGTTGACGGCCCAGAGCAACAACCTGACGTTGCGAAGGCGGCCCCATCGCTCCCAGTTCCTGACTGAGCAAATTTGCACGCTGGCGGGCATAGTTCAGCCTGTCGCCTAATTTCTGATTTTCTGCCTGCAGCTTTCGGAAGCTGTCCAGACTGCTCCCGGCCTGATCAAGCTGCTTTATTGCATCGCGGGATTTTTTGACAGCAGCAGCCAGTTCTCTTGAACTGGCCTGCGCAGATCGAAATGGACGGGTGAGCTTGTCAACCGCATTAAGAATGACCTGCAGACGCAGGTTGTTATCACTCATCGTTGGCCCCGCTTCTCTGAATCGCTTTATACCGCCATTCCAGCACTTCGGTCAGCGGCATAACGTCAGTAACGGATGGCGGCCAGTGAAAAATGGTGGCGATATCTGCCACCAGATCGTCAACCGTCAGGCTGTCGGTAAACCGGCAAGCACCGACTTCTTCAACAAAAAAGTGACAACCTCAACCGACATGGCAGTGAGATCTGCCGGGTCCATCTCTGCAATTTCCTGTGCAGTCAGTGCCGGACTGGAGATGCGGGGGATCACGGTCATCATCGCGTTTACATCCATATCCATAATGGCCTGCAGGCGTGTACCGCGCAGCGCACCGGACTGCGGTTTACGCAGCACAATTTCGGTGATTTCTGTTTTACCGCGCTTGATGGGGGTATCCAGTTGAATGGTCTTTTCAGTCTGCTTATCGCTCATTTTGCTGTCCTGTCAATTGGGTTCTGGCGCGGTATCCCGCGCCGTTCAGATATATCAGAGGCCGAGGGCGTTGCGGTGCGCTTCCATCAGGTCCACACCGTCCACAATTTCCACCATGTTGATAAGGTCCACTTCATAGAGCACCTCACCATTGATGGTCAGCTTCGCGTAGCTGTTGGTACTGGTCACTTTGGTGGTGTTGCTTTCGCCCGTCTTCCACTCGCCGGAATCCACTTCTTTGTGACGTCCACGCACGACAAGCTCCACGGCCTGCACTTCCCCGGTATCGTCACGCTGAATAGAGCCGGTAAAGCGCAGCTGGATGCCATCCACCGTGGCTTTACCCATCTGTTTAAACAGCAGCAATTCAGTACCACCAATGGAAAATTCTGTGTCCAGCGCACTGTCATCAAGCCCCAGATCCACATCCACCGCACCCGGCATTCCGCCGCCGCGATACTTCTCATATTTGCGGGTAAATTTCGGCAGCGTCAGCGACTCAACGATCCCCTGCCAGTTGTTCCCGTCGTTAAACAGGTTCAGGTGTTTTAATTTGCGTGGTAATGCCATGTTGTCCCCTTACGCGCTGACCTGGCTGGCGAAATTCACCAGGTACTGATCGGTGATGCGCTGACGCAGCATCAGGTTTTCAAGTGGCGGCACTGGCGTGTAGTCGTAGTCGATGGTGAGTTTTCCGGCTTTCAGCGTGTCTTTGTCGTTCACCGACTCATCCAGCCAGCAATCACCACCAATGAGATAGCCCTGACTGACCAGGCTGCGCATTTTGGCGCGGATACCTTCGATAATGTCGCGGGCCAGCGACGGGTTAAGCGGTTTATCCACCGCCCACATGTGTGCTTCTGCCATCGTGTCCATCAGCACCTGCGCCGTGCGGGTGTAGTTTTCGAAGGCAAAGAGCGGGTCATCACTCAGGCAGCGGGAACCCCAGAAGCGGAAACCGTCTTTACGCACAAGCGTGGTGACGTCGTTCTGGTTCAGCAGACCTGCATCGGTTGCCGGGTCCTGCAGATCCCAGAACACATCTGCAGAAATTCCGGTGACACCGTTCACGCCCACGTTGGACAGGCTTTTGTGCCATCCGGTCTGCTCGTCAATTTTGGCGCGCAGACCAAGCGCACGGGCGGTGGCATATGCCGTTGCTTCGGCATTCAGCACCGTGTCCCAACCAGTAAAGTCAGGCCAGATCAGCATCCCTTCGCGCTGGCTGAAGTTTTCGCGGTAAGTGATCGCCTCCTGCACTGTCTTGCAGCCATACGCTGACAGGTAAGCAAATCCACGCAGGCGTTGCGCCACGCTCAGCAACTCAGTAGCTACCGCCTTGGTGTCGTGGCCTGGCACGCCGAGAATGCGCGGTTTAACGCCGAGCTGTGACTGGGCAGATAACAGGGCTTTCATACCTGTTTTTTTACCTTCAGCAGTCACTGCGCCGATGATATTGGTCGTGGTTTCGTCTTCCGTTTCACCCTGCGGCACACGCACAACAATGGTCACGGGTTTTGCCTGGTCAGCGATGGCATCCAGCGAACGGGCCAGAGTACCTGACTCACCCGCTTTACCGCTGGCAGTCAGCACATCAGTGATCAGCACGGGTTTATTAAGAGGAAACATTTTTGCATCGGCATCATCGCCCGTGCAGACCATACCCACGATGGCGGTGCTCACCGTGGTAATAGATCGGGTGCCTTCGTTGACTTCAACAACGCGCACCCCGTGGTGGTAATCCTGAGCCATAGTGGCGAACCTCCTGATTGGATTAGGCTTCGCCCTATGTTGAAGTGATTGTGCCTGACAAACAGCTAAGCGCAGTTGTGTCGTTATTCACACAAAATAACGGTATTTGTCTGCTTGCAGGGATAATCAACATAATGCTGATTCAGGGGGATTCATTGATCTTATTTGCCGGAAATTTTCTATAAATGGTAGAAACGCCTACATCAAAAATCAGTGCAATACGCTGTATTGATTCTCCGGCCTCGAGTAAACGCCCAATCTGTGCCCACTGTTCGGTGGTCAACTTAGGACGGCGTCCACCTACTCTGCCTTTGGCACGAGCTGCAGCCAGCCCTGCCCTGGTACGTTCAACTATCAGTTCGCGTTCCATTTCAGCCAGGGCACCCATGACATGAAAAAAGAAACGGCCCATTGGGGTACTGGTATCAATACTGTCAGTCAGGCTTCTGAAATTCACACCACGCTGGCGCAACTCTTCTATCAGCGTAACAAGATGCCGCATACTGCGCCCCAACCTGTCCAGCTTCCAGACAACCAGCGTGTCTCCTGCCGATAGTGTCCTGAGTAGTTTTTTCAGCCCCGGTCTGTCGGACTTAGTGCCACTGATTTTGTCCTCAAAAATCCGCTCACATCCCGCGCAGTTCAGTGCATTACGTTGCAAATCGGTGTTCTGGTCATTTGTTGACACGCGTACATAGCCAATAAGCATGATCATCCCCCTGAATAAAAACCGGAGATGATGCCAGTTAGCTGGTACCTCTGCATTTTCTTAAACGTTGGTTTGGGAGAAGGTGCTCCAGCTATTGGCGTTCCGTTCTTCTGGCCGTCCGCTGCAATGCCAAATACTGTAATCGACAGCTGGTCCAGTATGGTGTTTTTGAAGTTCAACGGCGCGAAATTCTCTGCCACTGATTATCCTGTGCTGGCGAAAGTATTTCCTTCGCTGGTATTACCTGAAGCCCGCGGTGATTTCATTCGTATCTGGGATGACGGGCGAGGTGCAGACGGTGGTCGCGAATTATTAAGCTGGCAGGAAGCTACAAACTTTTCTCAGTTTGCCGGGAATATAGGCGGAGGTGCGGGACACGCAATTAACTTTCATGAT